ACATCGCTGAGACCCTTGCTGCCGGTATGGGCCAGTTCGTCGGGCAGTTGATTAACGCTACCCTGTTTCAGCAAATTCGCGCAACGCAGCTGGCCTTTCTTCAGAACATGCTAAACCAAGGTATTCTCGGCAGCGCAGACGGAAGCCTTCCCTTCAGTGTAATCTGCGACACCTCAAACAATCCCGTGAGTCGCACCGGTCTTGGGTATGTTCAATCCGATGCCCAAGTCCAGTATCAGTCGATCAACGAGAAATTCATCGTGAACATTGAAGGCGGCCAGACTGTCGTAGTGTCCGTTCAGACACTGCCCAGCGGACAACCGACGTAAGGAGATCTAAACGTGGCGCTTACCAATTTTTCCGTCGGCCGGGATACACAGTTGGTTGTGCTGGGCCCGGCCGGGCGCGTCGATCTCACGTATGTCACCGGGTTTGAAGCACGCCAGCTAACATACTCGGTACGAGTGGACCGGCTCGACGGTACTCAGATGGGGGCGGAACTTCCCAAAGGCTGGGAAGGAGCCTTCGAAATTGAGCGAGGCGATTCCGCGGTCGACGACTTCATCGCGGCCGCGGAACAGCTATTCTACAATGGTAGCACGGTACCGGCCGGCACGATGTATCAGTACGTATCGGAAACCGACGGATCTACATCTACTTATCTATATGACGGTGTAACGTTCAAGCTGGCCAGCGCTGGTCAGTGGAAGGGCGACAGTGGCGTCAAACAGAAGTTGGAGTTCTTCGCCACGCGGCGGATGCGAATCTGATGAGTCCCTCAACCACGATCATCTCGACCGCCACAGCAGCCCCTACTGTTAGCGACAGGCTGGGGCGGCGGTTAACGCTTCGCCGCATGACCTCTCTCGACAAGCTCCGGTTGTTTAAGGCCGCCGGCCCTGTCCTCGCGCAGAATCAGCCCTGGCTTGGCATGGCGATGCTTGCCTGCTCGGTGGCTGAAATCGACAACGTCCCGATCCCACCCCCGACCAATGAGCAGCAGATCGAGTCGATGATAGCGCGATTAGGTGATTTGGGGATTGCCGCGGTCGCAGAGTCGCTTAACGGGCAGCTCGAAGTCGCTCAACCAGATGCGGTGGCCGCCGCGGGAAACTGAGCAGGCACCCCGATCTGATTGACTGCCTGTTCCTGGTCAGGAACGGGGTGCCGTTCGATGTCGCTTTTAGCCTGCCGCCCGACGAAAGGCTCGCGTGGATCGTGGCGCTCGGGACGATCGACGGACGTGAATTTGATTGGCGCACCCTACGCTGGAAGGAGCGGAGTTGATCTCTATTGATGGCCTGCAGCTGTTCGCCGATCGATTATCACGCCTCGATGTTGGGCGCACGGAGGCAGATGCGCTGGACCAGGCAGCACGCGATATCGAAGCGACCGTCAAGGCGATAGCCTCGCCCGCCGCTGGTGAGGGTGGCACCCGCCGACGCGGGCGCGAGATTGCGGCTTCGGCAGCCGTATCGCATTGTATAAACCAGCACTCTGCGGTGATTGGTGCCGCCGGTTCCGCGGCGGTAACGAGAGAGCTCGGGTCCGCCGCAAGATCACCTGAACCTTTTCTGAGCGCGGCTGCCCGACAGTCCGGGCCAGCCGTAGCAGAGCGAATCGGACAAATGTTCGCCCAAATGCTGTCGCGTACCCGGAATGATTGACGCTTATACAATCGGCATCACCCTGGCTTTGGACAACGGCGTCTCGGAGGGGTTGGCAACCATCCGCCGCGACCTTATCGCACTGAATTGTGTTGTCGAAGGCAGTGCCACGCGTCTGAAGCATCTGACACGCGCCGCGGCCGAGCTGCAGATTCGCCCAGACGTTGCGGAGCCGATTGGCACGGGTTCAACCGTACCGGCGCCCGGACACCGTGACGGGGCAATTCCGGTCCCCTCTGATTCGCCGCGGTTGGATCCTAGCATATTTGCTATGAGCCGGTCGGACCTGCTCATGGCGGCTAGGACCCTTATGCCCGTGTTTTCTCTTCCTGCGGTGCGGCCCACCGCAGACGTTGGGACGAGACCGGCAGATCGGCCTGGAATGGCGTCGCCGGAGGTCCGGTCACTTGTGCCAGGTGTCCCGAGCATCGCGTCAATTACCGGCCAGGAGTGGGGTCAAGGCGCTGCGATCACCGATTTTGAACCGGTCGGTTATCCGGCGCAAATTCCGTTTCCCACGGCGACTCACGCCGTACCCGAAGATGGATCGGGCGACCGCATTTTCATGGATTGCGGCGCCGCACCGCCCCTATCTGCCGTCAACGACGCGGCCTCGCCTCTGTCACCGGCTAAAACCCCCTATATCTCGGTGTCACCAGTTGGCGAATATCCCGGCCTGCATCCGTTGCAGCAACGGGCTGCCGGGGCACAGGTGGATGCCTCGCCGGGCACACGTGCGGGCGCGTACGATGCGCCGGCGTGGGCACATCGTCCGAGTGTCGACTCGACCTTGCCAACGGCAGTCCCGCCACCGAGCGAGCCGCGATCGGCTGGATCGCAAGGGGACATTTATGTCGATGGCTCGCGGCTCGGACGATGGATGACCGATCGACTTGTCCAGGCAGCCGAACTGCCGCGGTCGGCTACGACCGGGTTTGACCCTCGTATGACCCCTACCTGGCCTGGTGCGCCGGTCGGCGCGTGACGGGAGAAGCAGCGTAATGTCAAACGTCGCGCTACTCCTCGGTCCCATCGCGTTCCAGGACTTCGAGGTACCCGCGAGTATCAATATTGGCGGGGCGCAACGCCTGGCGATTCACCGTCTGTTGGGTGGGACGCGGGTGATTGACGCGTTGGGCCGGGACGATTCGGATATCTCGTTTTCTGGAACTTTCTCTGGTCCTGACGCCACTCTTCGCGCTCGCTTAATCGACGAAATGCGCGTGTCGGGTCTGCCTATACCGCTTACCTGGGATGTGTTCTTTTACTCCGTCGTCATCAAAAAATTTGAGGCGGATTATCGTTCCGGCTGGTGGATTCCCTATCGCATGAGTTGCACGGTCGCGTGTGATGAAGCCAGCGGCGCTGTGGCTTCGGTGATATCGCTAGCGAATAACGCACTATCCGACGTTACGGCTGCGGCCACCTTCGCCACAGTCGCAGGGATCGACCTATCGGGCGCGCAGAACGCCGTTGGTATGCCAGACGCGACCGTGAAGGGAACGACTTCGTATTCTTCGACACTCGTTACTCTTGCAAGCGCTAGCGCCCTCGTTGGGTCTGGTATCTCTCAGGCGGAAGCCACTCTCGGAGCGGCTTCGTGGCCCGCCGATGACCAGATGCCATTAGCAGCTACTATTCTGAATGATATCGTGTTGGCAGCTCAACAAATCAGCTCGCTGACAGTCGCCCAAGCCTATATAGGGCGTGCCAATATCAATCTTGCGAACGCGAGTACTTGACCGTGCAAACAATTACGGTAACGGGGGGCAACCTGTTTCAAATCGCGGCCAGTGAACTCGCCGACGCGACGCAGTGGATTAGGATCGCTCAGCTCAACAACATATCGGACCCAATGTTGATTGGCGTTGTGACCCTGCTGATCCCTGACATCAACCAAGATGCAGGAGGAGGCGTTGCCGCTCAGTGACATGTTGACCTCGCAGCGATCGCCTTTGGCGCGCATTATGGCGAACGGCGACCCGATCCCCGGACTGATTGACGTCGAGGTAATTTGCAACAGTCATTTTTCGGCCGACAGATTTTCTGCTTCCCTCGCATTGAACGTCGGTTCCCCCTACGGAAGCGCCTTCTGGTCCTCGGAATTGGACATTGCGATTCAAGTGCTATTTAGCTTAGATACCATCTCGTTCGTCAGCCTCTTTACCGGTACCGTGGACACGGTTTCGATAAACGCCACCAGAGGACTGGTCCACATTACGGGTCGCGACTTGTCGGCGCAGTTGATCGAGGCTCGCACTGAAGAGACGTTTTCTAATCGTACCTCAAGCGATATTGCTTCGTTGCTGGCGACCCGGCACGGCCTGACTCCCAACGTAGTACCTACCGCGACGCCGGTGGGCAGGTATTATCAGGACGAACACGATCGCATAACACTTGGCCAATTCAGTCGATCGACGACGGAATGGGACCTGTTGGTGTTTTTGGCACTGCAAGAAGGCTTTGACGTATCGGTCACCGGCACGACTCTAAATTTTCTCCCGTCGAACAGCGCCACCCAGGTCCCATACTTGGTGGCGCCGGCCAATTGCATCGATATGAGACTTGAGCGATGCCTAACGCTCGCGAAAGATATCGAGGTGACGGTCAAGAGCTGGAATTCTCGCCAGAAGAGCGCGTTTGCCCAAACTGTGACCGGCGCGAGTAACACAAACTCGGGTTCGAGTGGATCATCTAGCTCTCAGCAATACGTGTTTGTGCGTCCCAACCTAACTGCGGACCAAGCTTTGAACTTTGCCCGACAAAGACTGAGTGACCTCACCATGCATGAGCGAGTGGTCGAGTTCGTCGTACCGGGAGATCTTTCGTTGACCCCGGTTGGGCAGTTGGTCGTGACAGGCACCGGCACAGAATTCGACCAAGCA